GGGTTGTTTCTGGACTTGTTGTATTAAATAGAGTTGTTGTTGGAGTTGTTCTATTAAATGGAGTTGTTGTATTGATTGGAGTTGTTGTATTGATTGGAGTTGTTGCTGGAGTTGCTGGAGTTGCTGGAGTTGTTGTGTTAACCGGAGTTGTTGTATTGATTGGAGTTGTTGTATTTAATGGGGTTGTTTCTGGACTTGTTGTATTAAATAGAGTTGTTGTTGGAGTTGTTCTATTAAATGGAGTTATTGTATTGATTGGAGTTGTTGTATTGATTGGAGTTGTTGCTGGAGTTGCTGGAGTTGTTCTATTAATTGGAGTTGTTGTGTTAACCGGAGTTGTTGTATTGATTGGAGTTGTTGTATTTAATGGGGTTGTTTCTGGACTTGTTGTATTAAATAGAGTTGTTGCTGGAGTTGTTCTATTAAATGGAGTTGTTGTGTTGATTAGAGTTGTTGTATTAGTTGGAGTTGTATAAATAACAGGTGGGTTAACAACTTCGATTTGAACAGGTTTAGTTGTAGGTCTACGGGCCGGTTTAATAATAGATGGTTTGACAATTTTATTCTCAATATCTTTTGTTTTTTTACACAATGAAGTTTTAAAATCACAGCTTGTGCCATTTGGACAAATACAATTTTCTTCTTCTAAAACACATTCTCCTGTTATTGTTTTAGGTTTAATTTTTAGTACAAAAAAAATTGCTATTGCAACACCTGTGATCATTGAAGCAATAAAGAATATTATTCCCGTAATTTTTTTACTAAACTGTGACGATATTAGTTGATTTTCAAGTTGCATATTTATTATAATAATTATAATAATTATTATAATTATTATAATACAATTTTTTAGAAATAAATAAATAAAACTAAAAATTGAATTATTGAATGTACTTTTAATGTAAAGTTAAAATATCAAATGGAGAACAGACTAAGTAAGTTTGAAAAGGTTAGAATACTTGGACAGCGTGCTGAGCAAATTTCGATGGGTGCACCACCTCTTGTAGATATTAAAGGTCTTACAGATGCTCTTTCTATTGCTGAAAAAGAGTTTAAAGAGCGCAAAATACCTTTTATTATTGAAAGAACTTATCCAAACGGTTCTATCAGGAAAATGAAATTAGTAGAAATGGAATATTAATAATTATTTACCTCTCTATACCAATTGATCACTTTTTGGTTTTCGTCACTTCCCCAAGTCATACCATAGCTGTACCTTTTCATAAAAGCGGCTTTTGCAAGTGTAGTATCGGTCTTTGCTTTATCGTACATGGTATTAGCTTCTTTAATTAGTAAAGTGTTGTTGTTAAAAGTTATTTGCAAGTCGTAGTTATCTTTACTTTCTTTTTCAGCAACAACAGCAGCCTTGGCAGCGTTGTAAAATAATTCAATGTTATTTGCACCATCCCAAGACTGATCTCGTTTGGTAATCTCTGTATTGAAGGCAATAATAGCAGCATCAGCCTTGTCAGCAGCAGCCTTGTCAGCAACAGCCTTATCAGCATCAGCCTTATCAGCATCAGCCTTATCGGTAGCATCCTTTGTAACAGCATCCTTATCGGTAGCATCCTTTGTAACAGCAGCCTTAGCCTTGTTAGCAGCCTTGTCAGCCGCGGGCTTTTCAGCAGCAGCCTTATCAGCAGCTTTCTTTCTAAAAATAACTATACCTGCAATAATCGCAATAACAACCAGACCACAAAAAATAGGTGTTCCTATTTTAGCATTTTGATTTGACTTTCAGTTAAAGTCATCTTTATTATATCATTTTTAAAAAAAATTGTTTAATTTTCATATCTCTTCATATTCAAAATAATATGAAGATGTTATCATTAAATTAAATTTTTTTCATTTTATACCCATTGTCCACCCCTTTTTCGAGCATCGGCAGACAATGCTTTTTTTGCAAAACCTATAGCTGCAATTCTGTTCATTTTTGTTTCATTTTTATCGGAAATTACTTTATTATATACTTCTGTAGGAACATATTCTGTAAATACAGGTCCTTTAGATGGACTTGAATTTAAAAAATTCCAAAGTACATCAGAATATTTCAAACCTTGTAGTTGTGGTGCTAATTTATCTAGTGATGTCATATCTAGCATGTTATTAAATTGCTTTATAACGCTGAACATGAGTTTATTATTTCTGGTCTTCACCATATCAAGCCATTCTTGAAGTGTCACCCCAAGTGGCAAAACTTCAACGAGAACTATTGGATAGGCGATAATATCAGACCATTCAGTCTCTGTATAGATTTTTTGAACTGGTGGTATAGTCTGCGGGTTTGGGACATATTTTTCTTTTGATGTATCACCAAGATCTCTTTTATCAGTAGAAGCCTTTGATTTAGAAATAACTATACCTATAATAATCGCAATAACAACCAGACCCACAAATATAGGAACACCTATTTTTAGGATTTTGATTTGACTTTCAGTTAAAGTCATCTTTATTATATCATTATCATATTAAAAAAAATTAATTTTCATATTCAAAATAATATGAAGATGTTATTCATAGAAACAAGTGGATAAGAAGTGGGAGTAAGAGCGAACCTTTTTTTGTTTATTAAATTACGCATTATAATTCCTTTAGTAAATTCATATCAAAGTTTTTAACTTCACCACCGTGATCTTGGTAAATTTTACGTCTTGTGTTAAAGTGTTTGGTCAATAAACTATAATCGTCTACTAAATCAACTATAATAGGTTTCACATCCTTTGTTCTAAAAACTCTTCCAAGATATTGAAAAAAATATTGCTCAACATCTCCGGCTAATAGTAAAGCATCTAATTTTGGATGATCAAACCCAACTCCAATCTTACTACTTGTACCTACCAAAATACGACTAGAGACCTCGTATTCTTGATTACTACCAAGTAATGATGTTACATCTTCTCCTTCTTCCTCTAAACGCTTAAGAAGATATTCTCCTTGTGATACTCTTTTTGTCAAAACAAGAAAATTACGTTTAGAATAATATTTCAATAGTTTGATAATCAATTCATTGCGTTCCTCGTCGTTAGCTTGAGAATCAAGAACAATACCCCAATTTACTCTACCATTAGCTGTTTGTTCAACTGTTGGTTTAAATCCTGTCGAAACTTTATAAGCAATGTGTTCTCTCCATAAAGTGCGAGCAATTTTATATTTTCCAAAGTACATATCTAAAAGTGAATTTAAACCATCCATTCTATAAGGAGTTGCAGTCAAACCGATGAGATAGCGGGGATGTACCCATTGAAGACACCGTGATAGAGTTTCTGCCATAATTAAATGAGCCTCGTCAACAATTACAGTACCTATATCTGAAAAGAAAGTTTTTCCCATTTTTTCAACTCTTTCTATTGCTGAAAAAGAGTTTAAAGAGCGCAAAATACCTTTTATTATTGAAAGAACTTATCCAAACGGTTTTATTAGGAAAATGAAATTGGTAGAAATGGAATATTAATTATCATATATCTTCATATTCAAAATAATATGAAAATGTTATCATTCCGCTACTAGATTCATACAAATTTATATGAATCTAGACCCGTAAAGGAGATTCTAAACCATGTGTAGTACATTTACAAAAATAATTTTTCCTATTGTCTAATATTTAGTTACAATTTAAAGATGAAGTCTTTTATTATATAATAAAAGACTTCAAATGAACAAAAGATCATCACTAGATTTGGTACTTGATGAAATTTTAAAAAGAGAAAGAGTGCATCGTTCAAGAATTGTAGACCCAGAATTACCTCTAGATTAAAAGTAAATATAAATAATACTTTGTATTATTTTATTACTTATAGCAGAATGCTGTTTCTCATACCGTCTGCCACCTGTTTCTTTTATGTTTGTGAGGACATACAGTAAGGCTTTTTATAAGCTTCATGGAAAGTTGGTTATGGAGCTTCGATCTCAACCGAAACGGATGTATTGGGACTGGTTTTATACTTTCCGAAGTAGGGCTTGATCAAATCGTCACTAAGCGTTATAACATCTAGAACGAAATCGTCTGATGGGCTCAAGAATTTAGCTGTTATGTTGATCTTATAACCGAGCCGACTAGCCACATCTAGTGCCGAACTTTGTGTAATGACTTGGTCGCCAGCACTCTGACGGAGGCGATTAATGATTTCCATGACATCTTTACGGAGAACATTTACACGACGAATTGTCTCTTCTTTTACAGCTTTGTCAACGGCATAAAAATTTCGCGCTCTTGTACTTTCCGATGGATCTATAGGGTTTGTATCTTCTATCTTTTGTTTTTTAAGATGATTAACAGACACATATTCTAATAAATCAGTCGGAACAACTGGTTCTTCAAATATACTAAATTCAGGTATAGTTTTAGTATCAAAATGAAACACTGAATTGAATGAATTAAATTCATCCTGTAAACCAGAATAATCAGAATTAACTTCGTCGTCTTTTTCACCGTACGGGTATTTACTAAAAAATGGTTGTGTAATACCAGATAACAATACACAATTTCTCATATGTAACTGAGGTTTTTCTAAATCACCTGCACTTTCTACTTGTCTAAATCCGAGATATTTTAGAAACTTTCGATATCTTTGAGAGTGCAAATTGCCTGCATATATAATAATATTATGAGCTTTTTCTGGTTCGTCGGTTGTTCTAGGCTTACTATCAATGTTAAATTTTTTAAATATACGTGCCAAAAGGTATGCATCTATTATAAGACAATTAAAATGTAAAGTTCCTCTAATATAAATATGATTTATTGATTCTTTAATAGATTTAATATCTGTAGATCTAATAGCTAAAGATCCGATATTTAAATAGTTATCTATCATATAATTAACTTTTAAAACATTATCTGAATGTGTTGATACTCCTTCATAACCTTTATCAAGTAAATCATCCAATTCCTTTTTAATAAATCTATTTAGTAATGGTTTTACATCATCATCCATCACATCCATTTCTTTTTTAAGTATTGTAGAATTATATATTTGATCATACCAAAATTTTTTATGGTTTAATTTTGTGTTTGGTTCATTGTTAGAAAAATTTTTAAAAAATTCAAAAAAATGATTCCATCTCTTAACAAAATTATTTATTATATTTAGAAATAATCTATTATGTACAAAATCCCCATGTTTATCTATATCTTTATTAAAATATTCATATTCTATTAAAAATTTTTGAATATCAAATTCAAATAAGGATGCTGAATTCGTTCCACCCTTAACTTCACCTTTTCTGATATCAAAAAAATGCATTCTTGAACTGTTACAAGAAGATGCATTTTCAGGAGCGGTACGTTCTGGTCCTATACATTTCTTAAATAAGATTCTTAAAATATTAAGACGTCTCTTATTGGGTCCGTACTCTGGATATCCATGTGGTATTATATAAGCCGGCATTTCAAGAAAAAAATCGGTGAAAGCAATCTGATTTTCAATATGGTCCAATAAAAAATTTTCAATGTTAGTAGTTTTTATAACTTTTGGAAGTATAGGACAATCTACCTTTTCATCATGTATTTCACCCCAAATGTATACTGCTTTTTTGTAATTAGTACTCCAATGATATGTAATATTGTGTGGGCCTCCAACAAAATGAACTTTGGACGGGTCTATTTTGCTTAGTTGTTGTTTATTACGAATAAGTGATGCAAGTACTTCTCTTTTTCTTCCATTACTCATATCATTTGTACTACTACATTTTAATGCTTCTTCCATTAAAGCATGTTTTAAACTTGGATCAAAATAATCAATTATTGAAGTATTGTAAGTTTCTATTAATATATTGCACATATGTTCAGCTTCAGCATCTGTTACAGTTTTTTGTTGCGTGTATTCGGCTTCCATAATTAAGCTATTTATACTAAAAAAGATTTTTAAAAATATTGAAAAAATAATTTAACTATATTAAAAATAAAGTTATAATTAGAAAAACAAATATACACAGTGTCAAACTAACTAAAATTTAGTTAGATGCTAGAGGATAAAAGAACATATTTATCAAGAATAGTAGGTTACGCTGTCCTCAAAGTTTAGATTTTTCTAGATTTAAAAAAGCGGTCGTCTGGAAAAACTCTTTTGAAGCAAGTGGCACAATAACCGTCATATTTAGACTTTCCGCTTCTTGAATCAATCCATTCAATACAGTTTGGACATCTTTTACATAGCTTTCTTTTTTGTTTTTTAGGAGGCAAACCTCTTAGTTTTAGGCATTTCTTAGAAGTTTCTTGGTGTCTTTTCAGACTTCCAAGAGTAGACAGAATTGCGTTACATTGTTGACATTGCATTTGTAAATAAAGAATTTATTCTTAATATTTAGTCAATAAATATCAAAAAAAATCAATTTATTTTTTAAGAATCTTGATATCAAAATTTCGTACTTCACCACCCAGCTCACGGTAGATCTTTTGTCTAGTGTTGAAATGTTTAGATAACAGACTGTAATCATCTACTAAATCGAATATGATAGGTTTAACGTCTTTTGTTCTAAAAACTCTTCCAAGATATTGAACAAAATATTGTTCTAAATCACACGCCAATAGCAATGCATCCATTTTAGCATGATCAAAACCTGTTCCGCATTTGCTGTTTGTTCCTACTAGAATACGACTAGTTACGTTGTATTCTTGATTGCTACCAAATAATGATGTAACATCTTGTCCTTCCTCTATTAACCGTTTCACTAAGTAATCTCCTTGTGATACTCGTTTTGTTAGAACTAGAAAATTTCTATCTTTATGGTGTTTCAATATTTTGATTATTAGTTCATTTCTATCTGTATCATTGGCTTGAGATTCCAAGACTAAAGACCAGTTGACTCTTCCGTTGATGGCCTTTTCAACTGTTGGTTTGAACCCTGTCAACACTTTATAAGCGATATGTTCTCTAAACAATGTCCTTATGATTTTATACTTTCCGAAATAGAAATCAAGTAATAGATTTAAGCCATCTTGTCTGTATGGTGTGGCTGTCAAACCAATCAAGTATCTGGGATGTACCCATTGAAGACATCGCGATAATGTTTCAGCCATAATCAAATGAGCCTCGTCAACAATCACGGTTCCAATATCTGAAAAGAATGTTTTTCCCATTTTTTCCACATTTTGAGCGTTTATAATGTAGAAATCACAATCATCCTTTTTTGATTTTGTTGTAACTTTTTGAACGGATGCATTAGGGCAAAATATATTAATACCCTCTTCCCATTGTTTCATCAATATAATTTTATTGACAATGATGAGTGTCTTGAGACCAATATCGCAAGCTATTTTCATGCTTGTAGCACTCTTCCCGAAGCCACAGTACATCGACAAAAGGATACTCCCTGAACTACTCAATTGTTTAATAGCCTCTTTGCGAACTTCTGTTTGTTCTGGTCGTAAAACTCCATCAAAAGGTATATTTAAAGTTAGAAAATTTTCTCTGACAGGTCTTTTAATTTTTTTCGTAATTGCATATGCAAATGGCAGTATTATATTTTCCCCTTCAATTTCAAAAGGATAAATATATCTTGGAGGTATACCTCCAAATTTGTTCTCTATTTTTATCTCAAGATCACTATTAATATTTTTTCTAACTTCCCATGGAATTGTTTCAATCGAAAGAGAAATAGACATTTACTTTACGTATTTCCTTCTTTAGACAAAATCATTTTTAGTATTTCTCAGTTGAGTTAATTAATTAACATCTTCTCCATGAGAAGATGGTTCTGTGCCATCTAAAATACAAGAATAAACATGCCAACCCATTACTATAAATTTCATCAAATCAGATTTGCTAAACTTTCGGTTAGATGTATCACTTTCAGATGTATTATCTCCATCTTTAATTGCTTGCTCTTGAAATTGGTAAGACATAAAAAATTCCCCAACGCTTTGAAGTTGACGAGGTAAAAGACGACCTTCTTCTATTGATTGAGCCAAATTTCTCAAGAAAGGTGCTAAACATGCATCTGGATTCTCAACTTCTTCCATTTTTAAATTATTAATGATTAATGATTTCTTTAAGCAATCAAGTTATAAAATTATTTGAAACGATGTTATGTGAAAAAAATTTTATTACGATGACGTAATAAAACTAGTAATAGGTTATTTTTATGTGAGTATTTTATTGACACTCTAGGCCTAGGCATTGCGCATATTTTCGTTATTGTAGGCACCTGACATACCACCATAACCCGACATACCACCATAACCTGACATACCACCGTAACCTGACATACCTTGCATACCTTGCATACCACCTTGCATACCACCTTGCATACCACCTTGCATACCACCTTGCATACCACCTTGCATACCACCTTGCATACCACCTTGCATACCTTGCATACCACCTTGCATACCACCTTGAGTCTTATCGTTATAATTTTTATAAGAATCGTAACCTCCGCACGAAGTCTGAATGTTTGAACCAAACTGCAAACCAAAGTTACCAGCAATGTTAGAACGAGATTTCATATCAGCATCTCGATCATATACATCTTTTATCATCGAATGATCACCGTAAATGTTTCCAGCAATGCCATTTGCAGAAAGAGTAATGTATTCCATATATTGGGGACGAGAAACATTGTTCTCGACTTCAACACGATCGGTTGCACTGTTGCAACCACCACGCTTTGTATTGAAAGAATCTTGGCAGACTTCACGACCAGAAGTATCCATGCCATTCCAGACTGGACAAACCATATTGTTGGGATTTAAAAACCTATCGGACTCAATTCGTGTCGCCCAAGCGGTATCGACCTTGCATGTCCTAAGTGCAGATTCAAGTGATATTGACATTTATTATTAAACAAGAGAAAAAAGAGAAATATTTTTTTACATTTTTTTTTAAAATGTAAAAAATAATAGTAATATAAACATTTAAGAAATTAACCAAATATCTTTTTTTTTAAAATTACCTATTATATTGTCTAAAAGATCATCATATTTGGAGTAAAATGACTTTAGAGAATGATAGTATTACTTTTGGAAAATATAAAGGTTCTACTCTATCTCGTGTACTTCGTGATCGCTCTTATTGTAAATGGTTAATTCTTCAAGATTGGTTTCAAACAAATTATGTGTTTTTATACAATCGTGTCTTAGAATATGACCCACACTCATATTTTATCAAAAAAATGGAAGCAGAAGGAGATTTTCTCAGTACATATGAGTATTTTAACTTAATAGAACCGGAAGATCTTCAGATAGAACTATCTATGGTTGATATGGAGTGCTATAAATATTATGTTCGTATTGTGTCAGAGATAAAAGATAAAATTTATCAACGTATGGAAAATGAAGAAGAAAATGCTTGGGATATTAAAGCACCGTCAAATTGGCTAAAGCGCTTCGAAAAAGAGGCTGGTATTCAAAGGTCAGATTTTAAAGATTTTATTGACTCGCACGAGCTATTAAATATTCCATACATTATAGAAAGGGTAAAAAAGGAGGGAGGAGTAGAATATAATGGTGCCAAATCTTTTAAAATTGCAAAAGCTCGTTCCGAATCGCAAGAAGTTTGGTGGGAGGAAATACTTAAAAGTAGGTATGGAGAAAATATTGGAGTACAATTTAAATATGAGAATTGTATATTTGATTTTATTAATATATCTACAAAAACCATATTTGAATGTAAACTTGGTTTGAAAGACTTTGATGAAGCACAACATAATAAGTATCGGACCGCTCTCAAGGAATACCGTATAATTTATCTTATTTCTAAAGATTGCGTTATAGATATTGCTAAACAAATACTTTACACTACTATGATAGAAAAATACAAGAATTATTTACTTTCAATTCCAACTATGAAAAACCCAAATTGGTTTTATTCTCTGATACAAGAGTTTAAGATAATAGAAATGAGTGATTTAAAAACTCTTTTTGGAGATTCCTAGTTAAAAGGATGAAAATTTAAGTTAAATGTCAAAGTATCTAGATCCTCCACATAGCGCGGAAATTATTAAAAATATTTCAAGTCTTCAAACAATTGCAGATATCAAGAATCTAGCAGAACAAGTGTTTCCTGGATGGTACGTAGCATCTTCTACAGATTTTTGTAATGATTATCCACATCTTTCTGTAAATTGGAAGAAGTTTTGCGATATGGTAAATTCTAATCGAACACTTATAATACTAGTAGACTATATATCTTTTGATGAGTCGCACACTGTTATTAGAACATTTGCAGAATGTTTCACTCGGGCTGGTTTTAGTGTTAGAAGTGTAGATGAGTATATTATGTGTTCTGAGTGTAACAAAGTTATTCCTTCCAAAGAAATATGGAGTGTTTTTAAGGAAAAGGGTGCACGAGTGCCGTCTGAATGGTCAGAAAGATGTTCAACGTGTCAATAAATCTTATATTCTTCCATTTGGAATATAAGATTAATTATTTTTTGCAAAAAAACTCGTACTCTGGTGGAAATTCTTTAAAGAAAGACTTGCGTTCTCCATTATACATAATTCCATCTTTCAAAATTTTGATAGCTGTCTCAGCGGCGGTTTGTTCGGATTCGCTCTTTGATATTGCCATTGCTTGTGAAATGAATACCCACTTCATATTATAATATCTCATTTCTATAGCATTAAACGTCCATGGATATTTACTTATTACATCTTCCATTTTTTCTGGTGCTGGCATACCTGTGCTTACGCCAGGAGGTGCTCTATAAATTTTACATAAATGCATAAATTTTGGTTTACCATCGTCTGCTACAGTTGAAACAACGGTGTTTACGTAAACTAATTTCCCAAGTTGATTACCTATCCAATTAAGATCAAACGTTTCTTTTAATCTTGTCTTGGCATCCATAAGATCTTCATATTCGAGAGATATCGGTATTTTATCAAAAATGTTTGATAAAATGTCGTATATTATAGCATATCCGACACCTTGGCGAAATGCTTCATCAAGCAATTTTTCTGTACAACCTAGAAAAGCCTCAAAAACATCTTCGAGAAGATCCTTCATGTGAGTTTCGCGATATTTTCTTTTAGGTATATTACCATTTTCTGGACATGTGATAAACCGCCAAAATCCTAGATCTGAAGAAATTTTAGAAAATGATTTTTTTGCACCATAATTTATCTTTAAACGAGAAACAACTTTGTTACCTGCAGAACATTCAAGTTGAGGAAAACGTCTGAAAAAATAAGAAATCAAAAAATGTCCTGCTGCTGCATCACCCATTTGTTCATAGCATTCATAATTATTTTCCGGATGCACAAGTGATTCAGCTGTAAATGCAAATCCATATTTTTCCATTGACTCTTCAGTAGTCAATATTTTAATATACTTATCCTTTAGTTTTCCTTTTTTGAGAAGACTGATTATAAATTCTTTAAAGTCTTCTCCGCGCGAGCCTTCAATTAGTCTTCCTTCAAAAAGGTCTACTTTCGTTTTCGCCATGTTTACTAATTTATTTATAAAAGAAAACTTTATAATTCAATTTTTAAATTTTCAACAACTCTTGTATTAAAATGTTTTCATCAGAATGATTATACATTTTTTTCGATAAACAAAAATATTTGTTTAGAATAAATGAACAAAGAATACGATGGTGTTATTACAAAAGACTACGCAGCCTATTCAAATCTAAATTCATATGGTAATAATGGCAGACCAGTTTCTATAGTTGCTCCTGTGACAGCATCTTTTTTACCTGAAATATTTTATCATATGAGACCTCATCCACTCCCTCAGTGGATGATACCAAACAAACAAGGGACTAATAACTCCGTCCATTGCTCTAATTGCAATCCGTATTCATGTCAATCAGCTGCAGCCGCTTCTGGTAACACTTGCGAATCTGATTACAGTGACAGGGTTGATTACAGTAAAAGGTCTAATTTTCAACAGATGACGCCTCAACAGCGGCTCGCACTAATGTTCCCATCTCTGCCGGAATCGGCAATCTTAAATTCTCTCCTACAGTCTGGAGGAGACTTGCGGCTTGCAATGGAACGTCTCTTGAATGATTACAGTGGACCTTCTGGTTACAGTTACAGTGGTGGTTCTGGTTACAGTGGTGCTTCTGGTTACAGTTACAGTGGTGGTTCTGGTTACAGTGGTGCTTCTGGTTACAGTGGTGCTTCTGGTTAAAGTGGTCAAAATATCAGATATGCCTAAGTTATTAAATACACAAACATGATAGAAGGCTTTCTAAATCATTCAGATCACTTGGAATTTCAGACACTCCAGATCCTAAATTACCAGCATCCACACCACAGTGTGTTATACGCCATCCATTTTTGATCGCATTATCACATAATTCTCTTGATTCACTCTCACTAACTAACATACTACCTGTATCATGACCATCTGTAATAATAAAGAAATTATGTTCAACCATTTTTTCGTGTATCCATTCTTTTATAATATGTCCAATTGCATCATACAGGTATGTAAAACCAAACTGTGGTAGTTGTTTTATAGAAAATAAATGAACTTCTTTTACCATAACAGCTTTACACAGATAATTAATTTTGTGAGAGAATAAAACTACACTAAGATATATATCATTTGCGTTAGTCATTTTTTGCAAACGTTCAAGGAATAAGTTTAATCCTTTTATAATAGCACTAGAGTTTTTTTTCATGCTATAGCTTATATCTATCAATACTATCACGTGTTGTTTCATATTAAAATGTTGATATCAACATTTTAAATGTTATTTATTTACACTCTTTTTAGTACTTATTTATTCAAAGATATAATTATATCTTTGATAATAAAAATCCTATAAATTCCATTATAAAATCTCCATCTTCGTCTCCAATATAATTTCCATCAGCACATTTTTCAACTGCTACTCTATAATCTAAAAGCTGGACTATCTCCGCTCCATTATCTGCAAAATTATCATTCAAGCAAGTGCAATATTCCATTATTAACTCCTTGTTTCTAACTCTAAGAGAATCAAAGATTAGCTTTGTTAAAATAACAACACCAGGATCATCTATTAATTCACCACATCCGTCCTTGAATCTTATAAACGCATCTGAATTGTCTAATACTAATATCCTATCTTTTAGAACATATGTTGCAAAATAATCTGCATATCCCTCTGGTCCTTTTACTATGTGTTCTATAGTAAAAAATTTAACATTTTCTAACAACCATTCTTGTGTAATGGGAAATATTTCTTCAACTTTAAGTGTAGGTATTGATGTTAGTTCTAAAACGGATCTGGCACAGTTTTTTCCTGTAAGCTGAGACATTCGTTTGTTAAACACACCTGGTTTTGAATCCAATTCTGATATAGAAAATGTATTTTTTCTTATTTCTCCTATCAACATCGGATTTTTTGTTATTTCTACAGCAGCAATCTCACCTGCCTTTTTCTTGATCGGATCATGAACTGATTTTATAAGATGAGCATTCTCATAATCAACAACCTGTTCGCCATCTAGAGATTTGTGATGAAATGCACCTTGTTTTGCGTCAGTACAAATTATCTGAGATTTACCACTTGTGTCTGTAAGAAGATGTTTGTGTACAATCTGGGCTACTCCTTTTTGACCTTGATAGAAATCGTTTTTTGTGTATTTTTCAGCTATCGCAAATGCAACACGATTCTGAGATAAGTCCAGAGGAGTTAAATTAGCAATTATATTGTTTTGAATATTTTTGGTGCTTGTCTTTTGGTGTGTAGGTTTTTTAGCTATTTCCTCAATCGTAGCTTGTGCTCGTTCGGCAGCCGCTTTATATATCTCAACTTTCTCGTCTTTCATCTTTGCAATTTCTTGATCTTTTTTTACATTTTCTTGATCTTTCTCATTAAGAAGAAATTGAATTTTTTTCTTACATGATAAATCATGTCTCTTAAAAGTTGAGGATGAAAATTCTTTATCACAAAATTTGCATTTTATTAAAGATGATATAATTTTCTCAGAATTTTGAGATTCTTGTATCTTAAGACAATATTTAGTTTGTGTTTGATGAATATTTAAGAGATATTTAGTTTTGAATTTCTTATTACAAAAATGACAAGTTAATTCGGTAGTTATCTGCTGAAGCTTTGTTGTTTCAACTTCTTTGGCTTGAGCTTCTTGGATTTTTAAACAATACTTGGTTTTTTTCTGGTGCTGTTTAAGCATCTTAGTATCTCCAAACATATTATTACAAAACTGACATTGTTCCATCTTTATTCTTTTCATTCTTTTGTTTAAACTAAGAATGAAAAATGTTATTCTTTTTTAACATAAATATTCACTTTTCTCTGATAAACTTTAAAATGCCTAAAAATGCCTAAAAATGCCTAAAATTAGTCACTTTTCTCTGATTAAAATGACTTTTACCAAGAAAATGAAAATATATATATATATCCATTTTAATTATAGGGTCGGGTTTTGAAAATGAACTTTTTTTTACGGATCTCCTCCTGATTTTCAAAAAGTTCGGAGGAGGAAAAAATCTTTTCCTTTTTCTTTTCTAAATAATTTCAAAAATTCGTAGAAAATTTCCTTTCGATTATCTTTTTTATTTTCCTCCTCCGCATCCGCCTTTTTGAAATTCAGTTCTAAAGAAAGTTTTTTTGTCTATATTAACATCAAATTGAGAAAATATTTATTATTCTACGCTTAGTTGTACAATAGTAAGGAGTAACTCGGCTACTAGATTCATACAAATTAGTATGAAATACAACTCTCGAAAGAGCTCTTAAGCAATGTGTAGCTATATAAAATTATAACATTTCATCTATGCACTTGATAAAAATGTTTCTCGCACCATTTATGTCTCTATCAATTACCAGATTGCAACTAGAATACTTCAACAGTCGATATGTAAGTCGTGCTTTATTCATGTTGTGTATATTAAGAAAAATTTATTTTAAAATTATATATAAAAATATGGAAGATGTATTCAAAAAATTGTTAAAAACATATAACACTAACTATCTTGATAGTTTACATATAGATTTACAGGAAGCTCTTAAAAGAGAATCCGAAGAAAAACAATTATCATCCGGTGCACAAAGAGAAATACTTCGTCAGTTAATAGAGAATCATTATGATCAAAGTAAAAATAAACCAACAGCCCAGTTTATTGGAGGTCCATTCACTCTTACTGTTCACTGGCTTCCAGAGTACCAAAAATATATATATATATTTGGTGAAAAACATGCTGACATTATGGACTGTGATAAGTTTAAACATTTTGATTCACATAATAATGTCATAACTCCTATAGAAGATTATTTGTATGAATTAATTATAAACACAGATATTTTTACAGATTTTATTTTTGAAATTCATACATTTGATAAAACCGGAGAATATCCAGAAAATTATATACCTTTTAAAAGTATGGTGGGCAGAATAGGAAATCTTTATACAAAATTTCAAAAATGTTTACAAACAAAGACACGTGGACATAAAGATTGTAAATTATCACGTATTCATTATTTTGATATTAGGACTGAAAGTGCTGGTTATAAAAGAAAATTCTTTGATATATTTTGGTATAAAGATAAAATGCAAGATATCATAGATGATAATAGTATACATAAAAATATATTAAAAAAAATAGAAGAATTTAAACAAAAAAATCCCGAACATGATGAAGCTGGTTATTTATATTTTTTCTATGAGGACACAGAAATGACAAAAGATGAAATAACAAGATCTTGGAATGAGTTAACACTTGAGGAGAAGAATAAGTACGTTGAATATGAATTTGACAAAACTACATTAGGTGCTAAGTTTAGAAAAGTAATTACAGAAGATCGAAATATAAAGTATATATTCTCAAAAATAAATAATGAAAAAGTGTATGAAGATTTCTGGAAATCAGCAATTATATTTAACAAGTTTATAATGAAAGAAAAATCAAGAGAGTTTGAAAATACTGATTTGAAAGAACGTATTCGTAGTTTTATTATGCGTGAAATGGTTAAAATTGCAAATAGAGATAAAAAAGCTTGGCAACAATATACTACGTCTATTCTAACTATAATTACAAAAACATATACGGAAGATGAAGATAAATTAAAATCTTTTGATGATTCTCTTATTGAATCTTATGTTGAAAAAACTATTTCACTTCTTCTGCTTCCTCATGCTATTCTCGCGGACTTTTATACTTTATTGCGTATATTTAAAATTTTTGATATGACTGATATGGAAAAAGCATACGTTGGAGCAACTGATCAACCTTCAAGTGCTAGTAACATAATAATATATGCTGGTGATTTTCATTCTGACAGATACAGAAGATTTCTTAAAGAAATTGGAAATGATCCTATAGAAAAAACTGGTAATTTTGTTGATTACTCTGAATTAAAAGATTTTATTTATTTTTCTGATGATTCTTTACCTAAAAACTGTATAGATATGTCACGTATTTCACAGCCATTTTTTAATAAAACTTTTTAAATATTTGTTCTAATCTCTAATAAATTTACCTACGTATTTAAGATTATAGGAGATTGTTTGCCTACTACTCCATAGGGTACACAGGTGTCGTCCCCTAACGATAGAATTAAACTCTGATGTGTAAAAACCTCAATGTTCAGCGGATGACACATGTTATTCGGTTTTTGTGTTTCGGAACTAACTCAGTGAGTGGTGATTGAATGTTTTTATTTACGTAAAAGAGTGCCATTTAAAAACCGCAGTGTTTTACACCCTTGAAGATTTAAAACGCCTGAAAAATAAAATTGATTTTTTATTTTTATCTCGATAATTGAATTGAGAACATAAATAGTGAGATTTGTTAGGGCAGAGCTATCGCGCCAACCCTAACTATCGATGATTTATTTATGGCTCCATCTCATTGGGATGTAAAATACAGGCTTGCGCCTACTCAGTTGTACTACATCGGTACTGGAACTAGCAATTCCCTATACTTTTAAAGTATAGAACACTCAAAATTTACATGGACTGCTGTATCCAACTTTGAATTAAAAATACCAAACCGGCGTTTTAAATCTTCAAGGGTGTAAATGTTATTTATGGACTTTAAAACTCTAACTAAACTAAATGGAAAATCTAGATATTAGAAGTGTGATTCCAATTCTAACACAATTAGGTATTAGCCCTGATAAACTTGGTCCAGAAAAGTTAGAGGAACTAATGAAAATTGCTCAAAAAATAACTAATACATCTGATATAACACCTGAAATAACTAGTAAAATTATGGATATAATTGGTATCATTCCTAAAGCACGAGTTGCTACAAAAATTCAAACACGTCAGAAAATAGGCCGTAATGAATTATGCCCTTGTCAAAAATACGGAAAAAAATATAAAAAGTGTTGTTGGATTAATGAAACGATAGTTAAAAATACAGAAGAATAAATCATTTATTATCTTATATTTTTATAAAAATTGGTTTAAATACATCTGATCAAGTATCTAAAATGACAAAGTGGCTCAACAACTTTTGTGAGAACTTGGTGAATGGTTCCAATCCAAGTTATTGTGGTGAACCGGTACAAAGACAGACATACTTAACGATTAACCAGCAAGAGACACAGCAATTCGCTCAATTAAGAATGTTGGAGGAATCGTTTAAAGCGGATAGAGACAGGAGAGAACGATTGGGTTTGTGGGTATCTGAATCTGAAAGGATGTATTGAACATGTTTGTTTTGGTAACACTATTCTGAATTTAAATGCTTTTTAATTTAAAAGAAGATTTGATATAAAAATAATATGACAAAATCATCTAATGATTTGAAAGTCAAGCTTCGAGCGACAATTGAGGCTAAACGCATTGCTAGAATTGGTTTAGAAGAGGCCGAGAAAAAATTTAAAGAACTTATTAAGTTACGAAAAGAGTTAAAATCTTCAAAAAAGGATCTCACTGGAATAAATGTAATGTTAGAAGTTCTTGGTGATGAAATAGATAAGATTATTGAAGCATCTGAAAAAGCACAACATGGTTGCCCAATTGAAGGTGGTCTTGGATTTGGTTCCGGTGGTGGTGCTGGAACAGATTCTGGATAAAAACAATTATCATATATCTTATATGATAATTTATTTTAATCGTCGCGCTCTGCTTCACAATTAATGCATTCACAACCTTCTGGACACACAGTGTCTTCATCTTCATCACTTAAAAGCTCGCTTTTATCCTCATCTTCATCTTCTTGACTTGGATCAATTAAAGGCTCGCTTTTAGCATCATCCTCTTCTTCTTCCTCTTCTTCTTCTGAAGAGGAAAAAATAGATCTCTCATCTTCTTCTTTATTAAAGAAAACTTCCGAGTCAGGGTCGATACGTTCTTCTTCAATAAAATCAGTTTCTGTAATATTTTCATCCAATTTATTCAAAAAAGAAATAGGTAGATCATCTATCTCAATTACGACAGTAATTTTTCCACCCATTCGTTTATTCCAATTAACAATATATCCTTTTTTAGTAAATGCGCTCACAATCGTTTCTGCTAACTTTGGAATTTTGTCTTGTGGTCCAAAATTCCATGATATCTCTGCACTCCCCTCACCGTTGATATCATCCAACATTTGTTCATCATTTTCTGCAACCGCGCGTATCCATTTGCTTGATACGTATTTCGATGGTTGTGAATGCGTACTTGAACAACAACTCTCATTTAATTCAATGTCAAAACCATTTACTTTAAGATAATCAAATACTTCTTTAATAGTTGTTTGCACTTTCATTTTAACTACGATATTTACTTTTTAGATTCTATATCCAACCACATTTTTCTGCTTGTGCAGAACCATCTGGTAATATATTCAATTTAAATGGCATGCAACAACCATACACAAGTTTTTTAGAAAAGAGTTCCTCACACTGTTCTCTAGATGCGTGAGGATTTACCTGTTGTAAATTAATTTTTGATACACAATGACGAAAGATTGTACAATTAACTTCGTTCACCGCAACCATAATAATTCCTTCACAATGAGGACATTCAAAAATATAATAACCATTTTCTTGTACAATTGAAGAATTTTTTAAATTCATATATCTTTTCTTACTATATTATAAATGTTTGGAAAATATTCCTTTTGCAATCTTATAAAAATCTACAATAAAAATAAACCTGTATTTGATGCATATTTAAATCGTCACTCTATTGAAGGATTTCGTAAAGAATTTGATCAAGATTCAGAGACTGTTGTATGTACAAAAGTAGAAAATATTCCTATTTGGATTATTATTTTATTTATAGTTATCCATTTGATTCTATTTGCATTGGCTATCTATTTAATAATGATTAAATGGAAAATAATGCCAGAATGGGCTAAGTCAGTTTCTATTATGTGTTTAGTATTAAATCTTCCAGTGTTAAGCTTGATATTTATTTACGCAAGTACCATAAAAACCGATGAAGAAAAAGCTGCACCTGTCTGATTTTCAATCACAATTTAAATTCTCTCTAATTTTGTTAATTATAATCACAGTAATAATACTAAAACCTAATATACTAAACCAATAAAATATATCAGATATTGTCCAAGAGTAACCTCTATCCCAGTCTCCAAGAATATACTTGGTAATAGATCCTACTATTATAGGTATCATTACAATGTTTGGAAAATTAGACTTATTTTCTACAAACGAAAACATAATGGAAAGAATTATAACAACTAAAATTGTTTCAGGTATCATTATATTTATTATATTATAATATTTTTCGTCAAATATAATAAAATGGTTTGTACTAACCCATTAACTGAGCAAAGCAAATTGTATATAAGTGGTATATCATCTTTGATTTTTCTAGTAATTGCTTCACCATTTATGTTTGAACTCACAGGTCAATTTTTTGATATTTTAGGAATAGAAACTGAAGTAAATGGAAATCCTAACTGGCTAGGTCTTTTAATACATGCCGTATTATTTGGCATAGTAATTAGGTTATCGATGTTTATTCCTATACCAAGTAGAACATAAATTTTTATACTGGTTATATAAAAATTAAGAATTACAATTCGTATGCATTTTATATGAATAGATTATAATTCATATTTTTCAAAATCATTATCTCTTCTTCAGCAAAATCATCTGTTCCTGAAGAAATTGGATCGGTTTCATAAAATTTGCATGCTAGTTCTACAGCTGAGTGAACTGAACATTCAGTAACATTGATATAAGTTTGTGCAGCCATTCTAGTCACTCTCTTTTCTACTTCAAAATTTTCACACATATCTTCAACATCATTTCCTATTTTGCAATTATTCATAGGAGTCCATATTTTAAATGGTTCAATTACTATATCACCAAATACTTTACTCTCTAGAGCATGTCTAGCACTCCACCTTTTCTTTGGGTCAAAACAGAGTAAACCACGCAACATAGTCCCAATCTTTCCTCTTTCAAACTTTGGAACCTGCTTGTAAATAAGCTCCAACGCTTCTTTATCTTTTTCAACAACAAGTTGTTTTCCAGTGAAAAGTTCGTAAAAAACTACTCCTAAAGACCATACATCTGCTGGAAATCCATACGGTTTTTTTGCAACTACTTCGGGAGCACGATATGTAGCAGTAGCGATATTACCTGTGTGAGTACCTTTAGTAGAAACTCCTGTAAAAACTTTAGATAACGTAAAGTCTGTCAATACAGGATTTAGATTGTCATCCAAAAGTATATTTTCTGGTTTAATGTCACGGTGAATTATTCCATTATCGTGAAGAAAAACCACCGCTTCTAAAAGTTTTAAAGCAATGTGCTCGCAATCTTTCTTTTCTAATATTTTTTTTGTTAAAGCATCGTGCAGATCTGTATTGTACTTTTTCATGATTATACCAACTGTTTGATCTTCATCATTCATAACAACAATGTCTTCCATTCTCATTAAACAATATTCAGGTGGAATATTCTTTAACATACTCAAAATAGAGATTTCTCTAAGCGCACCTATGTCTAAATCACAAGATGATTTTTCAAACTTTTTAAAAGCAAAATAAGCACCATCGTCTCTTGTAACCGAATAAACGGTTCCGTACGTACCAGATCCTAATTGTGATCCCATTTCATAGAACCTTCCAGACGTTGATTGCATTTTATATTAATTTTAAAAACATTCACATAAACTTCAATTTTTTTTTTAAATAGTAATAATTTAAAAAAACTATAATGTCAAAAAACTATGATCTAATCAATTTTGGAAATTCATTTTTTGGTAATATATAAAACTTTACGATAAAATTTACTCATCTCTCTCTCAGTACGTATGGTTGCAGCACGACGTGCAGCTGATTCAGCCAATCGCCGGTCCATATCAATTACCGTATTCGATCTTCGAGCCTCTCGTCGACGTCGAGCCTCCTCTTGTCGAGCCTCCTCTTGTCGAGCCTCCTCTTCTTCATTCTGGCGTTCGACCCTTCGTCGAGCCTCTTCTTCTAATTGATTCTGGGTCTGGGGTGGGTACCCTGTAAAAAAACCTGTTCTAAAAAGTTGTCGGTTACGCCGATATTCTTCAATACGCTCTTGATTTTCACGCGCTTGTCTTTCACGCTCTTGTCTTTGAACTTTTTGAGCTTGTTCTATACGTCTAGCTTTATATACTTCGCAATAGTGCACAACAGGTTCCCATTCTTCTCCTTGTTTGTTTTCATACATTTCTACAAATTGTTTAATCAACGTGTTCATAGTATTATCTGGTATAAAACTTGCAGATGATAATTGTTCATTAGTTATTGGATCATAAAATCCAATCATAGCACCAGCACTAGCAATAAAAAAATCTCTAATCTCAAATCTATCATATGTTTTTCCATTACTAATAGTAACAGGGTCTAACATTAGCTGGCCAGACATTGGAGAGATTAATGTCTGTGCAGTCTGATAAACTCTTTCATATTCTTCTTCAATATTTATCTCTTGACTTGTTCTAACCCTATAATCTTTGCACAACTCTATAAGTTGTTCCCATTCCATTAGGACATCTTTTTGTTCGTTGGTTTGTTCTTCTTCTTGTTCAGGTATACCCATTGGTAGTTGAAAACTTTCATACGTGTTTACAAATTGTTCAATAACACTTTTTATACTATTATGTGGTACAATAGTTAAATTTTCTAATGTTTTATGTGAATCAGAAGGATCTTGTATGGGTCTATTACCAATAAAAGACTGAAATTCAAAAAAATCTTCAATATCAGATCTTTCATATGTTTTTCCATTACTAATAAGAACAGGGTCAACCATTAGACGACGACCAATTGGACAGATTAATGACATGGCAGTCAGATAAACTTTTTTAAATTCTGAAAAGTCTGACATATTTTTATTTATAATAATATTTTATAAATACAAAATTAACGTTTAGTATAAAATCAATTAAAAATGTATAATATTCAAATACTAAAAAACACGTTTTTTGTTTGTATATTTATCATCTCTAATAAAATTGACTTCTGTTAAATATCAAATGATGATCTATATGAAATAATATATGAACTATTTTTTTTTAAAATAGTAATAAGTTAAAAACTATAATGTCAAAACGAATAATCTACTCAATTCGTATTCTAGAAAGTTGGATGATAGGAGTAGTGACAACAATCTGTGTTCTCTTAACTAAAGAAATAGATATTGGTTCATTTTATCGCTTTGGACCGTCTTCGACTCTTGTGGTGCTAGGATTGCCTATTGATACTGTTAAAATGTATATTGGAGTGCTTGTTTATTGTTTTGTAAATACATGCATTCGAAATTTGAACAATCAAATCGTAACACCGTGGATTACAAATGTTGTACATGATACAACAGTTAATAAATCTCAAATAAATAGAGCAATCATATATGAAATAGTAATTATCAATGTAATCTATACATGGGTAGATTGGTTTATATATATTAATTTATTGTTAGCACAAGTAGATATGGTGATTGTAGAGATTTGTACAGATTTGATAGTTACTGGATTTGTAACACGTATGTATCTAAATACTCCAATAGATGATGGAATGTTATCACCTCTAAAAATTCCATTTTTAAATATCCAATGATGATGATCTATTGATATAATCTTTAATATACGAAGCGAATAAAAAATGAACTAATTTTTCGTGGTGCGGAATGACTACACGTTGTCCATTCTTCTTCCAAGTACACATTTCTAGACCGTTGTCTCGTAAATATTTTTCTATAAAAGAGTCCATTCACTTCTTTTTACAGAATAATAGGAATTTTATAAAGATTACACTTTTTATTTTGAAACATACAATTTTACTTGTATATTTAAATAAAATTATTAACTTTCTCGTAGTTTACATACAGATCACTACCTTTTGGAATCATCACGTGGAAAGTATTTGAATTTGCATCTGGAGTCCTTGGTGTATCTGGACTATTATCTTCAAAAAAATTGATATAAACATTTTTTCTTTTTGGAGAAGGTACTACTGGTGGTAACGTTAACATAGGATATGCAATTTCCGGCATTTCTGGCGAATTATCACATGGTGTCATGATAAGTTCGTAAATATCAGTCAAATTATTTGCAAAAATTATCTCATCTTCTTTTTTAAGTTTTGACATTTCATGGTTTTTTTTAGTTTTCCTATTACAGCAACAATCAATGTAACAATTCATTTACAATAAAGAAACTTATTTTACAATCTATATATTGCTAATAAAAATGAATTTTTTGATATTTATTGACTAAATATCAAAAATGACTAAGAAATGCTCTTTTATTAATTGTACTAAATATTCTCGAGGTAGAACAGGTTATTGTGTAACACATGGTGGTGGTAAGAGATGTTCTGAACTTGGATGTAGAAGCAGTGCTGTAGATACAACAGGCAAATGTAAAGCACATGGTGGTGGTAAGAGATGTTCTGAACTTGGATGTAGAAGCAGTGCTCAAGATAGAACAGACAAATGTAAAGCACATGGTGGTGGTAAAAGATGTTCTGAACTTGGATGTGAAAGCAGTGCTGTAGGTACAACAGACAAATGTAAAGCACATGGTGGTGGTAAAAGATGTTCTGAACTTGGATGTAAAGCATCTGCTCGAGACAAAACAGACAAATGTATAGCACATGGTGGTGGTAAGAGATGTCCTAATTGTAAGGATTGGCCTGATACAAGGTGTGGATGTAAAAAATATGATGGATATTGTGCCACTTGTTTCAAAAGAGTTTTTCCAGATGATCCTAGATCAAGTGTGTTGAGACAAAAAGGACCAGAAATAAAAGTAAGAAATTTTCTGAATGAGAATTATAATGGATTTATACATGATCATGCTATATACACAGGAAATTGTGATTGTACTCATAGAAGGAGAATAGATCATCGCAAGTTGATAGGAAGTACAATGTTAACAATTGAAACAGATGAACATCAGCATCGTGGATATGATCAGAAAGATGAAGAGATAAGATATGATGATTTAGTTATGATTTTTACTGGTAAGTGGATATGTATAAGGTTCAATCCAGATAGTTATAGAGATAAGACAGGAAAGAGACAAAATCCAAAATTAGAGAAAAGATTGAAGATATTAAAAGATGTGATAGATGAACAGATAAAAAGAATAGAGAATGATGAGAATATGGAGTTAATGGAGATAATAAACATATATTATGATGGATATTGAAAATTTGAACGTATATTATCTATACTATGTTAGATATAAATATATAACATAAAAAGTTAATCTTAATTGTGTAAATGATTTCGATTAAATAAAACCATCGCATCATAATCACTTTCTAACTGTTCTCCGTCTTCTGTATCCAAATCTTTATTCATTGGATTGTTTTCTGTAATTGATTCTTCATGTATATTACTTATTATATTTTGTTCCTTGTCTAATATATAAAATTTTTCTTGTAAAAAAAATGTGTTTGGTTCAAAGTCTTCAACTGGTTCAAGTGATAATTTAGTATTCACTGGCCAGCACAAATCTTCTCCGTCTCCACTACACGTTTTTATTGTATGGAGAATTTTTTTTTCTGTTCCTTCTTGGCAATGATCGGCAGAAATATTATCAATTTCATATCCATTAGACAAAGAAGCATTATATCCAAATCCTTTATCAGTCGGTATTAAAATAAATGTTTGCTTTTTAGTTTTATACAAAGCATACAAAAATTCATCTAAACGTATATATATTGGCCAGCCAGTTAGTTTTATTAGTCTTATTATAGGAGTAAATTTTGTAAATCTTTCTAAAAGATTGCCTTTTTTATTTTTACCTTCGCATTCTATGAATAAATCATGACCTGCATCAATACCTATCAAATCCATATTATAACAATATGGAGTCAAGTCAGACAAATTATCTGCAGATTTGGCTACAAAAAATACAAGCCTTTTTATAGCTTCTTCAGGTGGAACAGATTCCAAATTTGAATCTGAATATCCTTTTAGGTAAGAATTAATATTATAATCTTCCATTGTAATTATATCATTACATGTAATGAATTTATTTTCTTTATATTTAATTGTATCTATTTGAGACGGTTTTACAATATTTAACCATTCTATATTACGTGTATTTGGAAACTTTCTCCTATTTTCTAATAATAATCTCTTTTTTAGGTAAGTTATCATATCAATCGCTCTTTCTTCATCTTTTAGTTGTAAGTACAAATCTTGTTTTTCTTCATTAACATACATTTTAAAATATTCTACGATATCAAACTCAAACTTTTTTTCTATTTCTTGGAAATGATCTATACTCTCAATCTCCATTATTTCTAACACTTGAGAATTAAAATCAGCAACAACTTCTATATCTACACCTGAATTAATCATATCAGATATAACATCAGTTAACGAACCATAATATATTGCTAATACTCTTACAATTGTAGTTTTGTTATAACTATATAGATCTTTTACCTCAAATGGTAAAATACAATTAGTATCTACGTCATCTGCAAGTTTTCTCAAAAATTCGAAAAATACATCAATTGAAAGTTCTCTTAGATACAGAAAATTGATAAATATATCTACATTTCCCATTATTTTATACTTAAAATCCCTATCGTTATTTGCCAAATTAAACCACACATTTTTGTATAACATTGCAGTAAACATTTCTTCCGATGTGAGAGGAATCCATATTTGTTTTTTTATATCAATAGGTGGTATCTTTATTTCAAACCCCCTTTTTGTATAATTTTTTATTTGTTCTGTAATATCTTTTTCACCTTCTTTCAAAAGAGGAACATAATGTTGCATAAGAGTACCACTTTTTCTAAATATATCATCTGGGTTAGTAGCCTTAACAACAACACCGTTAAATAGAACTTGACAAAAAGTTAGACCCATATTGGAAATAAAATTCTCAGGAGTCGTGTTAGTATCTAAAACTACAATTTTAATAAATCTTGCTATTTTTGGAACAAATTTAACTAATGGCATGTGATATAACAATATCGAGTTTATATAAGTTTTTCTTTTACAATCTGTTTCTTCCTCATAAGAAATATATTCTTGTTGAAATTTTACGTCTACAATGTTATTGTTTCTTAGAAAATCATTTATCTCTAAAGCACCCTCGAAATTTGCGTATATAGTGAAATTAAAAGGCATTTCATCTTCAAAATTTGATATTTGTTTTACAATAAAATCACCTGAAATGACAGATTCTGTATATTGCAAAATCAAACAAAATGCATTTATTAATAAACTATCTAAACCATCTACATCAGTGTGATTAATATCAAGCTGTCGACTTAATTCAATTTTTACACGTTTAGAATATTCGTTATCTAAATTTAAAAAAGAACGTGCCATTTATTTATATAATTATAAAATAATATTTTATACGTTCATTTCTTAAATATTCACAAATCTGATATAAAATAACAAGAAAATTGTATATACTCTTCTGGAGAGAATTATATTGAGAAACCTAAAATTATTGTTAATCACTTCAAATCTCCTGAAAACACTTCTTAAATTATTTACACGTTTACTAAAGTACACAATAACATTGTTGAAAATTATATTGGTATATACCAATATAATGATGATTCTTATATCTTATCTATACTATTTTAGTACGGCGATGACATTTGTCTTCGAACTGAAGACGCATCAGAAGTTTGTATTGGCCTTTCCGGCAAAGTTAAGGCGGCTTTTCTACCAACATTTGATGAGTGTGCGCGATATGAAGAAACTGCATCGCTAACTTCTCGTGTAATACCAATCATCTCTCCCATTTCACACGCGTATTGAGCACAACAACCAACTCCCATTGCACCACCTACCGCAAAAGCATCTTGATTAGCTCCAAGATAAACAAACTTCCAATTGTGATTTTCTTCCATATCCTTGATCATGCTACGAATGGTTGCAGCCGAATATTCGGTCGAACTATTTTCGAGGCCATCTGTGAGAATAATACAAACTACATTGTCAAAAGAGTTCTTTTTCTTTTTATTATCTATGGCATGACCAATTGCGTCGTATAGAGCTGTCATATTTTTAGGTTCAAAATCCGAAAATTCTTTCACATCTTTCAATGGGACATCGTCAATGACTTTGACGACAGTGCTATTAAATTTCCAAAGAGAAAAAGTAGCACCATCGTCACCCATTGCAACCTTTTGATCATCAATAAACTTATTTACAGCTTGTACAGGTTCTACTCCCATATCTGACATACTCCCAGATTCATCTAAAATAAACAAAATATTTGGAATTACCTTTTCAGTAGACGATTGATCAGACATTTTTTCTAATTTTTATATAACTTGTATTGTTTAATTCAATTTTATTTTTTGACAAAAACTGAATTTCAAAAAGGCGGAAAGGCGGAAAGGCGGAGGAGGAAAATAAAAAGATAATCCAAAGGAAATTTTCTACGAATTTTTGAAATTATTTAGAAAACAAAAAAGGAAAAGATTTTTCCTTCTCCTCATCCGAACTTTTTAAAAACCGGAGGAGGAAATCCGCAAAAAAAAGATTTTTTTGGAGAAATGGCTTTTTAAAAAGAGTCTTACACACACACATTTCAAAATTTTTTCAAAAAGTGACTTTAATCAGAAAACAGTGACTTTTTCATTCTTTTTAATCTTATTTTAATCTTATTTTAGATATTTTTAGACATTTTATTTTATCAGAATAAAATGTGATATTTTATGTTTAAATTAACACTAATTTAAAGATAAGGGGTCAATCATAAAACTAAATGGAGCAATGCGAGTTTTGTTCTAACATGTTTGGTGACAAAAAAATGTTACGTCGTCACCAAAAAAATACACAATATTGTTTAAAAATACAAGAAATTAAAGCTAAAGAAGAGGAAGAATCTGAAGCTAAGGCCAAAGAGAAGGCTAAAGAATTAACTTGTCAGTTTTGTAGTAAAGAGTTCAAAACAAAATATCTGTTACGTATTCATCAGACACAAGCAAAATATTGTCTTAAAATACAAGAATCACAAAATTCAGAAGACATTATATCTTTGTTAATTACTTGTAAATTTTGTGATAAAAAATTTTCTGTAAGTAGTTATGCCAAACATAATTTAACGTGTAAAAAAAAAGTAAATTCTCTTACAAAAGAAAATGATAAGTTGAGAGCTGAGAAAGATCAAGAAATCTCTATTCTAAAAATGAAAGCTGAAAAAGATCAAGAAATATCTATTCTAAAAATGAAATCTGAAAAAGATCAAGAAATTAGTTTAATATACAAGGCTGCTTCTGATCGTATACAGACTGTGTTTGAAGAAATAGCTAAACAACCGACTTATCAGAAAAATAGCACTAGAAATATTCAAAATAATCTAATGATCTCAAGTCTTACTCCTCTTGATTTATCTCAGGCTCGTGTTGATAGTATAATAGATGAAAAGTATACAAAGAACGATTTTTATGAAGGTCAAAAAGGAGCTGCTCAGGTAATTCATAAGCATATCCTCACAGATGATTCAGGAAAATCTCAAATAGTATGCACTGATACAGAACGTGGTATATTTCATCACAAAGATCTTAATGGTGAACACGTTGTTGATTATAAGAATGCTCATTTGATTGACAGAGTACATTTGCCTCTTAAGAGAAAAGCAAGTAAATTTGCATCAGAAGAATGTGTAAAAAATCCAACTGCTTATAAAGATATTGTTACGAACGAGAGTTCTATCAGAGAACTAGAAATAAAACCTGGTTTGTTCAATAGAACAATGGCACAACTTACAGGAAAAAAATGTGTAAGACCATTATTAGTAAAATCAGAATCAAATATTGATTTAGCTATCACGGAAGAGTGGTTAATAGAAAATGCAAAGTTCTTAACGATAGAATATATATTAAGAGGACCAGAAGGATACGCTGATTACGCATTATCTTATCCTTTAAATGATCGGATTATAGAAGATTATTCAAACCCTACATTTATAAAGTATAAGGATAGAAAAGGTGATATAATAACAGATTATGGTGGAAAGATCTTGACAAAGATGTTATTTGATTCAGTAAGAGAAAGAACATATGAGTTAATAGAATCGAACGAAAATATATCATTTGAATACGTAAGTATAGAAGATTCTATTTTTCAGGATGAGTTTATAAGTATTGTGATGAATAATATATAATATTGTCATTTTATTATAAAATCTTCTCTCTCACAGCTTTCCGAAGAAATACCTCGTGTAGCAGATCGAAAATACTATTTGCTCCAAATAAACGTAATTAAACAAATTTAAATAAATAGATATTATTTATCATAATTATATGAATCAGGAAGAAATTGAAGTATTTAGAATTACACCTATCAAAGACAAAAATTATTTTTATGCAGAAGCAACACGTAAAACAGGAACATATCAATCTGGTATGAAATATTATACAACGAATAAGCTTAAATACGTAGGCACATTTATTAGAGATTATAGAACAAATACGGGAGATGGTGGATATTTTTGGGCCATTTTTAAAGATGGTAATGTTGAAAATAGAATAGATTATAGTTATGAAGGTAATACTTGTTTTATAGAGCTTGACTCAGCTTAATATTCTGGCTACCTATACCTATATCGGTTCTGTCATCTGAATTAGATTATATTAGTATTTGCATGTTGATGCCGAAAATGAATCTGAAGTATAATGTATACAATCATATTGAAATCTGAAAAATATATTTGTATTTCTTTATAATTAATTGAAATGTTAGTGTATTTAATTTAGAATAAATTAAATACCGATTTTTGTAGTAAATATTGACCTAATCAATAATATTTCCATGTTTCTTCAAACATATATTTTCTAGTTTCCTCAGTCGTCTTAGATTTATCCCATCTGCTTACTGACTCAAGAAAAGTAAAAGATGTTGCGTCAAAAAACATACGACGCATATTGGTGACTTTTCTTGTATCCCAAAATAAAGGTTGGTTAAAATGAGTGGCTCCACGAAACATTTCCTCCATATTAGTTACGTTACCTGTATTCCATATTAATGGTATATTGAAAGCATTGTTATTCTTAAACATATAACTCATATCGGTCACTTTACATGTATTCCAGTTTGTTATTCCACTTACTATAAAATTACCACCTTCAAATAGTCTACTCATATTTTTAACATTTGAGGTATCCCAATAAGTTAGATCTATAGGTTTAGGGGGATTAGATGTATGAAAGGAAAATAAATAACGCATATCTGTTATTTTTCTTACATCCCAGTATTTTATATTATGTAATCGCATCATCTCAACATCTGATTTACCACTCCTAAAATCTTGATGATTTTGTACAAATTCGGAAAGGGCTTCATTGTTAGTAAAAACAAGTATATCAGTCATTTCACCACGTAAAAATCTATGTTCTTCTGGATCTGAAGAGTGAGTCATCAATTTATCAAGAAGTGTTCGAGCATAATCTCTCATAAATCTAGACACATCATTTTTTAATATATCTATTAAATCATGTACTCTGCTAGTGTATCGACATTCGTTAAAGTGTAGATTTATATACTCTTTAATAGTATCACACCATTTTGTATCTCTATTGTCAAATACACCCAAACTTATCAATAATTGAATCCACATACGTGTGTCTATAAAATCAACTATTTTAACTTTAGAAGGATCTGCCATAATCATCCTATTTATCATTCGAATAGAACTATTTGCGAGATTAGGTGAAGAACTGCTTGTTTCGTCTTGTAATACCATTTGTATTATTCTCATAATTGCATTTTCAGGAAGTAATTGAAAATTAATTCTTGACGGTTCTACTATTTCTGATTTTGGTATTTCTGATTTTGGTATTTCTTCTGCTCTTCTGGTTGCTTTTGTTTCTGCTCTTCCATTTGCTTGTAAAAACAGATTATGAACCTGTCTTGCCTTCTCTAATTTTTCCAATTCTATATTTTCTTTTCTTTTTGCGTTTCTTTTCGCATTTCTTTTCGCATTTCTTGATTTAGATGGTGTTTTTAAAAGTTGAATATCATCTTGTGGAAATTCCCATTTGCTTTCATTTGTTTCTACATTAAAATAATATTTTTTACCAGGATCAACTTTTGTACTAATACGAACAATCCATGGTTTTGGAGGAATACGAATATCTGAAATGTCTGTTGGATTTCTTAAACGTTGTGGAGAAGTACGAATATTAGATTTAGGAGGCATTATTTATAGTTAATAAATATTTATTAAATATTTTCAAAAAAGATGTTAATGTATTGAAAGAAAAATGTTTATGACATCTTAGTATTCTTGAATCAACTTGAGGATTTGATGTATATTACAATGCGTTAGCAGAAACAATATTTTTACCACACTTTCTGTAAGTTTTTTGAGCCAGAAAAGTAGCTTTGTTACGCTGTCCTCAAAGTTTAGATTTTTCTAGATTTAAAAAGCGGTTGTGGTATTGTTACAGTGCTTATTGTCAGTATAATCTGACATTTTATTATAAAATGACAATAAATAATAACCTTGATTATTTGAACTAAATCGTAAATCCATTTGGAAAAGCACTAGTAACAAGAACAATCATCTCTTCCGATAAGTGTGGTGCATAATATCTCAATAAATCCTCATAAGAAGATATATGTTTATACGTTTCAGCAGTAGAGATCATTTCTTCAAGATAGTGAGAAAATTTATCAGTTTCTACACGGCACGATGGACACGAAAGAAGATATTTGCATCGTTTATTTATTTTAACTGTACAAGTCTCACATGTGATATGTAACTTATGACATGGCCATTCGAGAACATTACCTTCAGTGTAGCACACAGTACACTCTCCTATAGAACCAACGAGAGATGAACGAATATTTTCCAATATTTCTTCTTCAACAACGCGTTTTGATACTAAAATTAAAGACTCTATAGTAGATACTTCATCTGAAAACGATATGTTAAAATTATCTTCTTCAACTCTACAGAGAAGACTATTTTTTATAAAATATTCAATATCTGAGTTCGGAGGACATCTTCCATACGTCAATTCCGTTTGCAAGAAATATAAAAAATACCAATCAAATTTACGTAAACGAATATCTTTGTCATACCTCTTCTTATCTTTAATAGCTTCTTCTTGTAGACTCTTAAAAAACTTCTTATCTTCTTCATTTGAACTTGTCTTTAATGTTTTCCATAATTTTCCGAGAGTTATCATTACTTCTGTGTTCGTGGCATTGTCGCCAATAGATTTTTTCACTTCCTCTCGTTTTTTAATACAAAAAAAAATATACGCTGATCTCGCTTTCTTTGGCTTTACCGAATACATGAATCTTTCATTTTATTAGAAAAAATTTCCTTAATATTCAAATTTATTTATAAAACAAAAGCCTGAGTAAAAAATAATACCATATTTTTAATAGGTATTATTTTTGTAATAATGTTTTATTCCGTTTTTCGCTTTCTATATTGAGCATCTTGCGCATCATGATAAATCTTATTCATTTGTTTCTTTTTCTCTTCTTCGTCAGTTGAAACTTGAATGATCTCTTTGGAATCGATTTCGGTATTTTGAAATGGCATGATTTTTATTTTTGATAATCAAAAATAAAATAAAAAAACAAATTTATTTTTGAGTACTGTTTCGTAAACCACACTTTTTTGGTGTGGTTTATTCATAATATTCTTTATAATATTTTTTAATAAGGCTTGTAACGAGTTGCAAAATGCTTTTTACGAACAATCTTTAAACTCTTCATAAAATCCGACAAGTCTTTCTTATCTTCGAGCTCTTTAGAGAAATCGATCACTGTCTCGTGAACTTGAAAATTCTCTTCAATATAGCAGACTGTGAGACAATCCGCTATGTCGTTCGGTGTTGGAACCTTTTCCACATTTCCGATGACACCACATCCTTTGCAAGTAAGTGGTGCATTTTCATATTCTTCTTCAAGATCAGTTGAAAAACATTCAAAGCAACGTAGTAAAGAAAGCGCCATTAGTTCTGGTTTACTAATAATAGTTCTAACAAAAATTCAATTTTAATTAAATTAAATTACTCTCTGTTTAAAAATATATCTTGTCTGCAGATTGGGCATAAAGCCCCACGCGATATTATTTTATATATACAACTATTACATAATGTGTGTGACTCATGGCATTTTAATTCTAATACTTTTCCTTCTTCGTAACACACAACACACTCACCTTCCGAAGCTTTACACTCGCAAATCTGATTGATAAGTTGTTCGTCTTCTTGATCTTCAAAGTAATCACGATATTCTGTTGCTTCAGTATCATCACCGTTTATGAAAAATAATGGATACATATCAATAAGCAAGTCTCTCAACGCTTCTATAGATGGATTATGTATGCTTGCTTTGATTTCATCAAAGATATGATAATCTGTGTAACATTTTGATGCATTCCTATCGTTATCAAACAAAAGACCGTACCTACGAATTCCTGCACGTCTCGATAAATCAGACTGCGCACTTAAAGTCTCAAACTGATGAGTCATATTGTCTAAATATTCAAAAGTTTGCATATCATCTTCAGAAAATATTTCATCTCTCTGTTCCTCTTCGTATTGGAAGATCCGCATACGATCTCTGTATTCAAGTGTTCTACGAGCAAAATAGCCGAAAACTTTCTCTTCAATATTCTCATAAAAATCTATAAAAAAATGTTCTCTGCTTGCTTGATAACGCCAATCTTCAGCTCTTGATGATGACAGAGTCTGTATTCTCTGTTTTTGAGGAGCAATGAGGAGATTCCCAGTGCCGCGACACCAAATTTTTGGATCGTGACAAGATATGATATCGAGGCACTTATCAAGAAGTAAAAGTCTATTCAAAGTTTCTTGAACTTCTGCTCCATAAGCAATGCGTTTTTCGCGTCTAAATTGAACTACTCGAAAGAATGCTTGCTGAACGTCTCTGTTTACAAATGACATTGTTAGATCTAATCTTTTGATGGAAAAATAAAATTAAAAATCAATTTTTTTAAAACCACACAATTTGTGTGTGGTTTTATAACATATCTTTCTTATTCAAGTTTAGATAAATTCTACTTTAATTTTATTCTTTCCTGCTTTTACCAAAATCTCTAATGCTTGTACAGCAAGCTCTTTTTGTACACGAATAACAACTTCTTCCGTTTTTTGATGGTTAGGAGTAATTTCTTTCACTTTATCAAAACTTACAGGTTTAACATACTCTTTCATAATCGAACGAGGGGGCTTTGGTTTGAGATCGATTATTTCACTACTATTCACTTTTGGGGGAATGCCAAATCTTACACATATACTCTCTTTTGTTTCTTTTGGGTGCTTGTAATTACAATACTTACCTTTCACAACAGTGTATACTCCTTCTGTTTGTTTCTGGACGTATTTACAATCAGAACCAGAATGACAATCCAATACAACCAACTCATCCCATTTGTGTGCAAAACGACAATTTTCACCGTGTTTACAACGTTCACCTGTACCTACAGAATTGCACATTCTGGTACGTAAATGTTTGTGCTCAATATTAGTTTGCTCAACATTGGTTTGATCAACATTGGTTTGATCAACATTGGTTTGATCAACATTGGTTTGCTCAACATTGGTTTGCTCAACATTGATTTGCTCAACATTGATTTGCTCAACATTGATTTGCTCAACATTGATTTGCTCAACATTGGTTTGATCAACATTGGTTTGCTTTACCTCAGTCCACGCAGAGTCGCACTCTTCGTAGACTTGTAATGTTGTCTTCACATCTTTTTGTGAAGAGAAGACTTCTTTTTCCTCGAAAGGAACATCAGTTTTTTTCTTCAGTAATTTGATTGCTTTTGCTTTTTTCTTAAAGGATCCAGTGTTTCGCACACCGAACTTTTTCTTGTACGCCTTTTCCTTATTTCGACGCTCTTGTGCAGCGGATGCCTCTTTTGCCAAAGTATTCACAATTTCTTGATGTTCAAGAATAAGTTGCTTTGCCTTCTCGTCTTTTTCATTCAACACAGCAAGGTAAAAAGCCTGTATTTTTGAAATAGCCTGTAGAGCTTCGGCTTTTACACCTGAAGCAATAAAACGAGCTTGTTTTTCGTAATATGCTCGCATATCTGACATTGTGACATACTTTTGCTCACACGGCTTTTCTTGACCACGCCAATCACACTTGGTACAGTTGCAATGCTTCGGTGCCAATTGTACCGGAGCTGGTATAACTACTTTTTTCTTGGTACTGTATTCTGAGTCATATTCTGAGTTATATTCTGAGTAATCATCATCAGAGTATTGCATCATTGTTATCTATCTTTTTTCAGAATACTTGAACTAAAAAATCAAATTTTTTTTGACTAAAATATTGTTATTTTACTCAGTAAAAAAGATCTTTTAGTAAGCAATTGACACCGATATTCATAAGTTTTTTGCTCTACTGAATAATAATTTAGAAATGAACTAGAAAAATCTTATATTGAATCTATATATTTCCGAATAAAATACTCTTCGCTAGAAGTACAATTATTACTTATATTATTTTTTTAGAGTATATAAATTTATACTCTATTTAGTAATATATGCTGATAAAACAAAAATCAAAAAATAAATAAATTTAAATAATGTTTTTTACTAAATGAGTTTTAGTACAAATGATGGGTATCCTCCTGATATGACTAGTTCTTATCAATATTGCCAAACATTAGTAAAAACCTATAATGCTTCAATTCTTAAAGATTTTCCTAAACCCTTAAAAGAATCTTTTTTAACAACAGCTAAAGATTGTCTTGAAGAACATAAATTTGAACCAGAAACTGGTAAAGAAAGAACAGTACTCGCAACACTTATTAGTAATTTAGATAAAACTCGAACTCTTCCTAATGTTTGGTTTATGGAAGGTCCATTAAATATTTCATTGCATTGGAGTCAAAGATTTCAAAAATTAATATATATCATTGGTGAACTACATGTTGAAACGAAAAAATGTCCTGAAGTTGAAGAATTTTCTACATTAACAATTGAAGACTATTTAAGCAGTTGGTTTAAAAACCCAACTGCTTATACAGATTTTTATCTTGAAATAGATGGTTTTGAAATACCAGACGGTTATAGATATGGGTTTTTTGGAAAACAAAATATTGACGAATTAAGGAAAAGATTTAGCACGTGTATAGATAAATTAACTCGTGATAAAGATTTAAATTGTCAGACTTCACGAATGCATTTTTTTGATATTAGACAAGGTGATATTAAAGGGGGAATACCTCCAATAATTATGTTTATTACAAAGATAGTGTTTCTAATATCAGATATTAAATATGATCCTAGTGATAGTAATAAGATTTCTAAACTACAAAAATTTTTGGATGATAATAAGGAATATATTGATAGTTTATTAAAAATTTCGTTATATCGAAAACAAAAATATAAAGAATATTGGTATGATCAATTATATAATTTTAAAATAATTAAAAAAGAAATAGACAGTATGGATGAAAATGTAAGACCATATTTGAATTTGTTTATTGAAAGGAAACTAGAAGAATATACTGATGGAGATAATAGGTCTTTTGTAATAGTACAAATGCAGATTATCTTTAAAAAAAGAAATGAATGGAATAGAGAGGATATAAAAGTATGTGAATCCTTATATGATGAGTTAATGATTTTTATGGAACACATTACAAATCTTAATACACTATTTACAGATGCATATCTTCTAGCTCGTATATTTAAAACATTTAAAATTAACGATCCGGATCCGGAGAAACGACGTTTAGTTGATGAACCTTCAGAACCTCATAATATTATTATATATGCAGGGAATACTCACGCTAACAGATGCAGAGAATTTTTATATGATTTTATTGGATTTAAAACATTAGAAAAATCAGGTAAAGGTTTTGATGGGGTATATAATGGGCTAAGGTTTCATAAATGTATAGATATAAAGGAACCAAATTTAGATGGAACTAATACAATTACTCAACCATTATTTAACAGATGGCCATCTGAAAAAGATAATGGTTTTGTCCCTTTTGATGCAGAAAAGTTAAAAAAATATCAAAGTTTTGAAGCTACTTTTAATATAAAACCAGATGTTACAATTTCTTATGCAGAATTTTTAGATGGTTTGTACAAATTTTCTGACACAGAATCTTAAGATGTTATAAGGACTAAAAAGAGTGCCATTTAAAAACCGCAGTACAATCTGCAATGAGCGCTTCCGGAGAAATAACAAATTTATATTTTTGGCAGAGATATAAAATACTCTTCGCTAGAAGTACAATTATTACTTATATTATTTTTTTAGTGACATGTTGATAAAACAAAAATCTAAAAATAAATAAATAAATTTAAATAATGTTTTTTACTAAATGAGTTTTAGTACAAATGATGGGTATCCTCCTGATATGACTAGTTCTTATCAATATTGCCAAACATTAATAAAAACCTATAATGCTTCAATTCTTAAAAATTTTCCTGAACCCTTAGAAGAATCTTTTTTAACAACAGCTAAAGATTGTCTTGAAAAACATAAATTTGAACCAGAAACTGGTAAAGAAAGAACAGTACTCGCAACACTTATTCGTAATTTAGATAATGAAACGGTAACTCGAACTCTTCCTAATGTTGGGTTTATGGAAGGTCCATTAAATATCTCATTGCATTGGAGTCAAAGATTTCAAAAATTAATATATATCATTGGTGAACTACATGTTGAAACGAAAAAATGTCCTCTAGATAAAAAAGAATCTACATTAACAATTGAAGACTATTTAAGCAGTTGGTTTAAAAACCCAACTGCTTATACAGATTTTTATCTTGAAATAGAGGGTTTTGAAATACCAGACGGTTATAGATATGAGTTTTTTGGAAAACAAAATATTGACGAATTAAGGAAAAGATTTAGCACGTGTATAGATAAATTAACTCGTGATAAAGATTTAAATTGTCAGACTTCACGAATGCATTTTTTTGATATTAGAGAAGGTGATATTAAGGGGGGTATACCCCCAATAACTATGTTTTTTACAAAGATAGCGATTCTATTATCGGATATTAGATATGATCCTAGTGATAGCAATAAGATTTCCAAACTACGAATTTTTTGTGATGATATTAAGGAATATATTAATACTTTAGAAAAGATTTCAAAATATTCAGAAAAAGAATATAAAGAATATTGGTATGATCAATTATATAATTTTAAAATAATTAAAAAAGAAATAGACCGTATGGATGAAAATGTAAGACCATATTTGAATTTATTAATTAAAATTGAACTAGACGAAGCTATTATTAAGAATATGCTTGTAATACAAGAACTTATAAAAGATATTTGCATTTACATACGTTATAAATGGAATATAGTGGCTATAAATTTAAGTAAATACTACGATATCTTAACGAAATTTGTGAGACACACTTCAAGTATTAATCAACTATTTACAGATGCATATCTTTTAGCTCGTATATTTAAAACATTTAAAATTAACGATCCGGATCCGAAGAAACGACGTTTAGTTGATGAACCTTCAGAACCTCATAATATTATTATATATGCAGGGAATAAGCACTCTATCAGATACAGAGAATTTTTAGATGATTATATTGGATTTAAAACATTAGAAAAATCAGGTAAAGGTTTTGATGGGGTATATAAGGGGATAAGGTTTCATAAATGTATAGATATAGAGGAACCAAATTCAGATGGAACTAATACAATTACTCAGCCATTATTTAACAGATGGCCATCTGAAAAAGATGATGGTTTTGTCCCTTTTGATGAACTATATGGTAAAGAAGGGTTAAAAAAATATCAAAGTTTTGAAGCTACTTTTAATATAAAACCAGAGGTTACAATTTCTTATGAAGAATTTTTAGATGGTTTGTACAAATTTTATGAGCTAGAATCTTAAGATGTTATAAGGACTAAAAAGAGTGCCATTTAAAAACCGCAGTGCTCTAAATAGCATATCCTAATTTTATAACGATAAAGTTATAAAATTTTTATGATTCAAAATACAAGAGTATAATCATTATATACCTTATAATTACATATCAATTGATAGTAAAGTATATACCTAGGTCATATAGAGGACTATCGTCATGTTGCCAAGGTTCGCGGTATTTGTTTTGACCTCGATAACATCGCCAGATGCGACGCTAACAAACATACCGCTCGTGATTGCGGTTGTCCCTGCGGTTGCAAACAGGGTGCTCGATGTATATGAGCTGACTCCTCCTTTAAATATCGAGAATGTCGCAGTTGCTGAACCGGTGCTCCACACCACCGTTGCAGCCTCAATACTACCAGCGATTGGAACAACAAATTTGGTGGTTACGCCACTAGTAGCTGAGGTGTCGGTGAGTCCTTTAGCGCCTTGATTAGCGTACTGGTATCCAGCTGTTGAGCCACCGCTTGAAAATGGAACCGTGTAGCCTCGAATGATGGCAGACGGATCTGACCATTGTGGTAATGTACCACTACTTGTCAAAATTCGGTTTGTTGATCCAATTGCCAATTTTGCGGTCGTTCCTGCAGCTGACTGATACAGCAAACTACCTGCCGTTCCACCCGCAATATTAGTACATGTTGAAATTGTACCAGTTAGTGTTCCTGAAACAGTCAAATTTGTAGTAGTCAGTAGAGCAGTTCCTGGATTATACTGTGGCAGTTTGTATTGTGCTATCTGCAGCAGTTGCATTAGATGATGGAGTAAATGTAATGTACCGAACAGCTGCAGAAGTTGTAGCAACTGTCATTACTGTGTCAGCTCCTTCAGCCTGACCGACAAGGTTAGTACAATTAATAGTTCTACATGTAATCGTGCCATTGCCAGTAATTCCGTTGCCAATGAAAAGGGCAGGAACTGATGGAATCATCATGTGTTATTGAAGATGCTTGAACAATAAGGTCATTAGGATTTTTATAAATTTTTTGCCATTGTTTTAACGTGTATTTCATTCTTAATATAGTTTGATATGGTCTTAAATCAATTGTACCTATAAGATTAAGTATTTTTATAACTATTTTTTTGGTTATAAAACGAATATTTTTTGTCTATCATAAACATTATCTTAATCTAGCCCAAAATCTATTTGTATCTGTAGCTCCAACTGATGGAACAGTTGATGGAAGACCATTTGTATATTGATTTGTAGCATTGTAAGAACCACCAACAATTCCTGCTGTATTACCTAATGTATTAGGACCGCCAAACATAGTATATCCAGTAGATGGTGATGCCACAACTGCTATAAAATATCTAGAATTTGCGGATAAAACAGCGGTTTGTGTTAAAGTAACATCAAAAAATGTATTTGCAGTTGATGGCATAGAAGTTCCTGTTGCACCTGTAGTAGGTGCATTAAGAGAATAAGCTATTAAAGTAGAACCTACAGCACCAGTTGGTGAAGATGCGTAAATACCAATTTTACAAAAATTGGAGGCTGCGGCTGATTGTCCAGATGCCATGGTGACAGTTGTAGGTGTAAAAGTTGTAGCTGGTATGATTATACTATACCAAGTTGTACCATTGCCTACGGCAGCTGCAGATGTACAGGTTAATAATGGAACGTTTTCAATTGCGTAATTGTAAGAAAGTGATGTGGAAGAAGTCCAAGATGGAATAGAACCAACTCCTCCACTTACTAAAACTGTACCTACAGCTCCATTTGTCAAGAATGTTGTAGCGCCAGCACCGCTCTGATATGGAATATTCCCAATAACTCCACCAGCTAAACCAGTTGCACTTAAAACCGTCGTTGACCATTGTGGACCAGTTCCACTACTTGTTAGAATTTGATTTGTTGTTCCTGTAGATAAGAATGAAGTAGTACCAATCGTGCTTTGATATGGAATAGCTCCGGTAGCTCCACCAGCTAAACCAGTTGCACTTAAAACCGTCGTTGACCATTGTGGACCAGTTCCACTA